GGTTATTTGCGCGGCAACAACATAAAGTACCTCTGGCGTTATCGCCAAAAAGGAGGCGCACAAGATCTTCGTAAAGCCGAATGGTATTTACGTCGTCTCATCTCAGAATTTGAACTTGACCCCTACAGCGACCCACTTGCATAAAAATGACTGACCACCCATTGACTGATGAGATTTGTAGACATCTTGCAGACACTGAAGATCGTCCATTCACTTCTATTGAGATGGATAACATGCGTGCCGCTGCTGACTGGCAGTTGGAGCAGGTGATTGAGTGGTTACGCGACACACATGAAGAACACATTGGTCTTCTTGCCGTTATTAAAGACCTTCGAGAAGCAATGCGCCCCACCACCACACAGAAGGACAATTGATGTCAACTCATCCATTCGACTACATCAAAATGAAGACTGCTCCTGCATATATGCAGGCCGAGGTCGAGGACTACAACCTCAAAAAAGCGGAAGAGTTCGAGCGTTACGGCTCTATTGCAAACTCTGTTGATGCCGCTATGGCTTGGGAAGAAACGGTATGGAATGCACGCACCGCTGCAGACTGGGTTTGCGACGAAGGCGGTTGGTACGCTCCAGATGGAACCCACGAGTCCGATTGGAACGGCGAGTTCCCCGAAGAAAAACACGCCTAAGGTCAATGCCCGACACCGTTAAGCTTGCTTTCTTTGCAGGCTTTTGTGTCGGGCTCATCGCTTCGGTGCTTATCTGAACAACCACGTTTTTATGCCTGACTACAAGGTTCTTTTTGGCGTTGAGCATCTCGACGAGTTAGCTTCGTCTACTTGCATCGCGTTCGATACAGAGACGCTCCAGCTGCAGCCGGAAGCGGGCAAGCTGCGCTTGATCCAGTTGGGTTGCAGCGACGCTAAAACAATTATTGTCATCGACTGCTTTGATCTGGACGAAGCCGATTGGGATGAGGTGTCCAGTTTCTTTCATACAGATAGACGCTGGTTAGCTCATAATGCTGTTTTTGACCTTGGCTGGTTACAGGAACACGGAATACGCCCTAAGGGGCAGTTGTTTTGCACGATGTTGGCCAGCAAATTGTTATCCAATGGGTTGCCCAATGTAAAACACACTCTTGCAAGCGTAGTCTCAAGGTATTTACGGGTTGATTTAAGCAAAGAACAGCAGAAATCCGATTGGGGCGCTCCAGTTCTCAGCGAGGAGCAACTTGTCTATGCCGCCAAGGATGTCGAGGTGCTTCTGCGCTTGGATGTGAAGTTACAGCAGATGCTGGCAAAGACCGGCTTGACTAAGGCGTCAACCTTAGAGTGCAGGGCGCTTCCAGCTATGGCCCAGATGTGGCGTACTGGATTGCCCTGGAACCTTTCTGCCCTTAAACAGCTACGCGATGACTACCAGTTCACTATTGATGCTCTCAGTAAAGAGTTTGTACGCGACTTGGACGCAGCGCTTCCTGAAGGAGAAAAACTCCCCAGAGAAGTACCAAACCCTAAAAGACTTTCGTACCTTCGAGGACGTCTCACCGAAATGGGCCACGACGATGATGTCCGCGAGCAATGGTATGCGGAAATTGAAGAAATCGAAAGAGCGGAGACAATCAACCTCCGGCCAAAAGCTTCTGGTTCTGTTCGCCTTGGCACCAAGCAGGAGGCAGGCTTTAACATGAATAGCCCCAAACAACTGTTGCAAAAGTTCACAGTGTTGTTGGGGACACCACCGATTGACGGCAAGACTGGCAAACCCAGCGCTTCCAAGGGGGCGCTCCAGGAGTATGCTGCCGACCACCATGTCATTCAGACGTACCTTTCCTGGAAGAAGGCGGAAAAGCGCCGCCAGATGGTTGAATCAATCCTCGAAAAAGCAGACGAAAATGGTTTTGTTCGTGCCAGCTATTTGCAGCTTGGGGCAGCGTCAGGTCGCATGTCCTGCGTTGAACCCAACAACCAGCAGATTCCCCGTGATACGGAGTTTCGTCAATGCGTTGAAGCTCCTGATGGTTATCTGCTTGTTGATGCGGATTTTAGTCAGATGGAATTACGACTCGCTGCGGCAGTGGGTCAGGATGAGAAGATGATCAAGGCGTTCCAGGACGGGAAAGACCTCCATGCTGTGACTGCCGAAGCGATTGGGTGCTCCAGGCAAATTGCGAAATCTGCAAACTTCGGCTTGCTATACGGGTCTGGAGCCAACGGGTTGCGCAACTACGCCGGGGGGTCTGGTATCACCATGACTCTTGAAGAAGCCGCTCAAATCAGAGATCAATGGTTGGACACGTACCAGGGGGTAAAGGCGTGGCAGCAAAAAAATGCTGACTGTGCGCGTAAGACAGAGGGAGATCCGTTCGCGCATATCCGCATCCCTGGCTCGGAGATGCGGCGGTTTCTACCTAGTAACATGAACAAACCGACCGTGCGCTGTAATACACCTATTCAAGGCGCTGGCGCGGCGATTCTGAAGTGCGCTTTGGGGAATTTGTGGCCCTCGATCGAGGCTGCTGGTGAGTCGGAGGTGAGGATCGCAGCGTGCGTACACGATGAAATTTTGCTTCTGGTCAAGAAGGAGAGGGCACAACGTTGGGCTGAGCAGCTAAAACGTGTAATGGAATCCGCTGAGGCCAAGTGGTTGGGTGAAGTACCCCCACTTGCTGAGCCCTCAGTCGGAGTACGTTGGTCTGAAATTCACTGATGTCTAAAGGCAAGTACGCCAAAATCACTGGCGAGCAAAACGGGAACACCCGGTTGACTGCAGACACCGTTAGAGAAATTCGTGACCTACACGCCCAGGGGGCGTCCGCTGCAGCTTTAAGCAAGGCTTACGGCTTGTCCACATGCGCTATGCGCGAACTGCTTGACTACCGCTCTTGGAGGAATGTTGTCTAATGGTTAGTGTTTATCGCACCAATCAGGGGTGGACATATCACGTTCCTGCAAAAACAGGTTACTACAATAGTCTTGTAGAGGTGATGGATGCTGCCTATGCAGCCGAAAACAGGCAGGCAGATCATCATGACTTACTTGAACTACGAGATCGCCCGTGCCACAACTGCAGATTTGCAGCGGGCGGCTGAATTTCTGGAGCGTGCCAGGGAGGTTAGGCGCGGTTGCAAACAGCAGCGTGCAAAATCGCGACACAACCAAAAAAGCGGTTGGCGTAAACACGTAGATGATTCAGTGAATTGGTAACGTATCGCTAGAATAGTACAAAGTTCTTGTGTGCTACATGGCGATTCGCCACGGGAATAAGACATACCTCCAGATTCTTTTGGACCCCAACCGTGCAGAGTTGCTGAAAGAAGTGGCTGAGTGGAAAGATATGCGCCCCACGGCTTTAGTGCGTGAAACCGTCTACAAGATGCTGGAGCAGCAGGTGCCACCTGATGTCTACACGGAAGCGTGTCTCAAAGATCAAGCTGAATGGCAAGCCTCTGTAAGGAGACGTGTCGAAGGTCGGCTTAAATCCCGAAGAAAATCCAAAGACTCAGGGGGGTCTGCTGACATCTGAGTTAATGGATGATAATTTAACGCCGTAGTCAAAAACACTCATGACGCGGTACGCACTTTCCATCACACGGCCAGAAGTCGATCCGCTTTATCTCGCTGCTTCTTATGAGCAGACAGGCAGCGGTATTCGCGTTACAGACAAACGCGAGGATGCCTGTTCTTACGTGACTATTGAGCAGGCAGCTGCCGTAGCACGTGCGCTACGCCACACGTTTGATGCAACACCCAACGTCATCGAAGTGGAGTATTGATCGGTGAACGGGTTTAGCCAATACATCAAAGACATTCTCAGGTATCCACTTCTAACCAAACAACAGGAAATTCTTCTGTCTCGCCAGGTTAGGGACTGGATAAACAATGAGAACCCCACACCAAGACAGGTGAAAGTGGGGCAACGTGCCTACCACAAGCTCATCAACTGCAACCTTCGCTTAGTCGTAACCATCGCTAAGAGGTACGCGCCTCATGCAAGGCGAACTGAGATGTTTGACATTGTGCAAGAGGGCAACATGGGTCTTGCCCATGGGATCAAAAAGTTTGATCCAGAGCGGGGCTACGCCTTGTCCACTTACGTTTACTGGTGGATTCGGCAATCGATCACTCGCTACCTCAGCTGCAATGATCGGATGATCCGTCTTCCGTCCCACGCGGTAGAGATGATGTCCAAGCTTCGAGCTTGGAAACCTAAGTTCTACGCGATCCACGGTAGATATCCAAACCTCGAAGAGTCCGCAGAACACTGCAAGACGACTCCTGAGAGGCTGAGAGATTACCTGGAGCGATCGGAAGATGCCATGAGCCTGGATCGGGTTCTCAACAACACTGACGGAGACGTCACGTTGATGGATGGGATCACCGACGGCGAGCATCCGATGGACAAGCTCGATATGTTGCTCACCGCCGATGAGGTGTTTCATCTACTCGACCGGATAGATGAAGTCGATCGTCAGATCGTTACAAGAGTCTTCGGTCTTGACGGCAGAGAGCCTGAAACATACATGGATGTTTCCAAGTCGCTAGGGATATGCAGAGAGCGGACCAGGCAAAGGTGCCAGAGAGCACTTAGCAGGATGCGCGTTATGGCTAATTCAAACCCATTGATGTAGCCATGATGAAGTGTCCTGAATGTGGGTCTCTAGTCAGCAGCGTGGTTCAGACTCAAACAGCCCGAGAGGGTGGTCAAGTCGTAAGGCGAAGAGTCTGCAACGCTTGCTCACACCGCTGGTATTCGATCCAGCCGCCTGAAGAGTTTGTGTCTAAGTACCAGCTTGTCTGGAAGAGAACCAAAGGCAAATCCGGGTATCTAAAGGAGGTCAAAGACCATGAGCAAGGTTGAATTGGTATGGGCAACGCCCGATGCCGAAAAACTCGTTGTCAAGATGGCTCGCGTGAGCAATCCGGCTAACGAAGATAACTGGGATACCGGTCCAAACCTCATCCGTTATCTGATGAAGCACAAGCACTGGTCGCCATTTGAAATGGTGAATATGTGCGTGAAGATTGAAACAGAACGTGACATTGCGGCCCAGATTCTTAGGCACCGCTCTTTCTCGTTCCAGGAATTTTCAACCCGTTACAGCAGAACACAACCCGCAGAGATGCCGACTTTCCGTAGGCAGGATACAAAAAATCGTCAAAACAGCTTTGATGACATCCACCCCACGCACCAACAGGATTTGCAGATTGCAGCGGGAAGGGTGATCAGTGATGCTTTCTTGCTGTATGAGTCAATGCTGGAGCGTGGCGTGGCAAAAGAAACTGCGCGGCGAGTTCTGCCGCTCTGCACTCCGACGACAATGTACGTGCAGGGCACGGTTCGCAGCTGGATGCACTACATCCAGCTACGGACTCTCGAAGACACCCAACTTGAGCATCGAGTCATTGCAGAGCAATGCCGAAAAGTTTTCGCTAGTTGCTTCCCAGAGACAGCAAACGCCGCTTTTGCGCAGGAGAAGCTATGAATAGGGTTCCTTTCCTTAACTGGCTGGAGCGTTGGGCGTTATCTATCCTCGTTCGCAGCCCCAATGTGGGCATGGTTGCTGTCAAACAAATGGACGGACCATTGCTGTTCTTGGCTAACTCGCCTTTTGATGATGTCCCCATAGGAGGGTCTAATCCGATGGCGGATCAATTAGAACGGATATACCGCAGTTCTTCCAGCGATGGAACGTACCAGGGGCCGGATTGAACATTTAGAGAACGGTATTTATAGGATTTGTACGCCTGGAGGTGGTATGTGCGTTGACTGCACAAGCCACCGAAGGGCGCAATCAATTAAACGGATCTGGTTTCCCGTTGAGGATTGCTAAGGCTCGTTTGTAGAACATCGAATCTGTCTTGCCTGCTTTTTCCAAGGCTTCTTTCACCTTCTGCCAGTTCAAAAACGTGTGTCTATCCATGAGACTCGTGGGTCTTACCTCGTAACGGTACTACCGATCCAGTTCTCTATTGCTATTTCTCTAGCTTCGCTCCAGTATTCACGACCTCGGAACCATTCGCGCCAGGGGTGGGCGGATTTGTGTGAGTTGCAGTTCAAGCAACATGCCACGATGTTGGACTCGTGGGTCGCTCCACCTTTCACTTTTGGATGGACGTGATCGAGTGTTGCGTTCTTGCCTAAAGGTTCAGCGCAGTAGGCGCAGCAGTAATCCCAAGCGGTCAAGACTTTTTCACGGAAGCGCACCTTTGCTGCTTTCCGTGTGACGAGCATGGTCTCGTCAATTTGGTGGTCCACTACCACCTCGCGTCAAGCAATACCAAAAGGTTTGACTTGCGGCTATTAAAACTGTATCCGCTTTTACCTTTACTTTTTATTTGGGATCAACTAGGATAGCCCACCCCGTTCCAGGGCCGTCGCACTCCCAGCGGCGTAACCAATTACTGCGACTGTAGTACACAAACTTACCGCTTTCTTGTGTATTTGACGTGTAGCCACCGTTCAGCATGTCGGCCTTACCGTTCGGATCGTGGAATACAAATGCCTCCGGTGTGTAACCCACGCAGCAGCTCCAGTGGCCTCCACCTCTGGGATCACCTATTGGTCCTTTGTGAAGCCAACCAACAGCAACAGGGCGTCCCGCATCGATCTCTTTCTGTAGTACGTTGGCTCTTCCGTTAGTAATGAAGCGCGGCTTTAAGCCGCATTTACTAAGGGCATCGAGTTGTGCTCCAACTGATGTGGTGTCGCCAAACTCTTTGCGAATAGTGTTATAGGCGTCGTCACCACTAACTTGATTGTAAAACTTTGCAATCATTGCACAGCTACTTGAGAAGCATTCTCGATAGCCGGTGCCGGATGTGTTGTCCAGCTGGTACTCGTATGGGACGTCGAGGATCTTTTCGCTTGCTCCGGTCGTTTCGTTTTCGTTCATCAGGCGGATAAGTTTTTCCGCGTACTCTGGGTCGGTGGCATAACCTTCGCGTACCAGGGCACGGGCACAGTCTTCTCTGTTGGGGGCGTTATTCACACCCCAGTAGGTCTTGTAGTTCTTATACCAGTGATTGATTAGGTACTGAACGCAGGCTGTGAGACTTGGGAAGTCGATGAAGCTATCTGTGATTTGAATCCAAGTGCCGTCAATATATTCAGAGGTGGAAGTCTGAGTTCCGTCTCCCTTCAGGCCGAAAAAATTATTTTTACCTGAGGTATGGCGGCCCCAGCTTGACTCCAAGGCCCACTGGGCCGCAACACATTCTGGAAATACAGCTCCCTCTTTCAGAGCAATAGCTTTCACACCGTTCCAGCTGTTCTCGCCTTTCGGATCCACCGCAGACTTCCATGTGGTGTACCAGGGTTGGTCGCGGTCAAAGGCGTCTGGGTTGGCTTTGAGAACTACCTGTTCTAGCTCGATCAGCGCAGCATTCTGGTGCGGTAGCGCTTGGTAGTAACGGAACAGATCACTCAGGCGGATCGGTTTTTGCGTCATCGCTCCAGGGGGAATGGATGCTCATCTTCCACCCGTCCTGTTTGTAAACAGGCGAAGGTGTTTCATCGGGTTGGGTAGCGTGCCAGATTTCGGCAGCTGTATTCAGACGGTGCTTCAAGGTTGCGTGGAATTTGCGCTTTGCAATAGCGCGTTCCACGGCAGACCATGCGGACCTGGTGCTGAACCTGAAAATCCAGTTTCTGTCTGGTGGGGTCAGTCCTTTTTTTCGGGCTTGACGCTGCGCAGCATTGTGAAAATCAGCTGCAAAAGACTGTTGTCGCGCAGCTTGCTCATGCCGATCAGTTCAGATGCAGCGGCAACAACAACCCAAAACGCGGCGCTATGCAGAACGTCGTTGATGCTCATGACAATAATCCTTGTGCTTTTACCCTAGCCGTTCTCTAGCGCTCGGATTCTCTCTGCATGATTATTTAATCGCCCGTAGATCTCTTTGTTGTGGTCACGCATGTCAGTGTGTAGTTCATCCAGCTTTAGACCAATCTGCTCTACCGCAACTGAAAGTCTGATTACAGCTTCACGCGCCTCAGTGTTGCGCTTGGTCATGCTCTGGAACGAAAAACCCGCTATCGTCACTGACGCGCCAACGACTGCCGCTGCTATCTCGATCACCGGCAGTCAAAAACTCTGTTTTCAGTTTACTAAGCTTGGCTTTGCTTAAAAAATGATCACAACTCTCCTTCTCTTACCGAACTTTAACCGGAACGTACCGACCTCAACGGAGAGTGTGTATTGCTTCTGTATTGTTGCTGCGTTGCCTGTAACTAAAAAGGTTCCGACATTGGCAGCAAGTTCCGGCGCTGCCGCCTCGAAGCTTACGTCATTCCCCGTAAGTGCAAAGGTGCCTGTTTCTGCTGAGAGGTTTCGGGTTGCGCTAAATGCAGCGTCGTTGCCCGTAAGTGCGAACGTCCCAAGTTCAGGAACAATCAGCGACTGCTTCCGTAAGAGGTCCGGTTGACCGGTGATACTGAAGCTGCCAACTTCTGTTGCTAAGTTCCAGGTGCGCGGAAGGGTGGCGTCGTTGCCGGTGAGGTTGAAGCTGCCTGTCTCAGCGGTAAGACTGAACGCACCGAGAGGTGTATAGGTCAGCGTTACGTCGTTGCCTGTAAGTGCATACGACTGGACATCACCGCTCAGGATGCTGTCAACCTGAAGCGTTGCGTCAATCCCGGTAACAGCGAACGTTCCAGGGTCGGCTGCAAGTTTGCTTGCAACCTTGAGGTTTGCGGTTTGACCTGCAAAAGTAAAGCTGCCTACGTCGGCGCTTAGGCTCTTATTAGAAAGCAAACCGGCATCGTTGCCGGTAAGAGCAAATGCACCTGTCTCTGCAGACAGAGCCTTAGTGCTAAGGAAACTGACATCATTGCCAGTAAGTGCGAACGCTCCAGCGGTTGCTTCTAGCTTCTCTGTTTCGCGGAGAGTTGCGTCATTGCCAGTCAGCGTGAAGCTGCCGACAACAGGGTCGATCTCGTATGCACCTAGCAGCGTTAAAGCTACAGCCTTTCCAGTCAGTGCAAAGCTTCCTAGCTCTGCAGTGAGATTCCAGGTGCGAACAAAGGCAACGTCTTGGCCTGTTTCGGTGAACGTTCCAGTGCCACCGCTGAGAAAATAGCTTTCGGTCAGTACGGGACTGCCACCCGTTAATGCAAAACTTCCCGCATCTAATGGGATTACAAAGGTGCGACTGAAAGCTGCGTCGTTGCCGGTTAGCGCGAATGACCCAACATCAGCAGCAAGAACGTAAGCCTTGGTGATTGTTGTCGCTTGGCCGGTCAGTATGAAACTGCCTGCTTCTGCCGCTAAAACTTCTGTTTCACTCAGCGTGGCGTCGTTGCCCGTTAGCGTGAACGCACCAGGGTCAGCTGCTAAGGCACGTGATTGTGCAAAAGTTGCATCGTTGCCCGTCAGGCTGAACGATCCAGTTGCAGCATCTAGGTTGGTAGCAACATGCAACCCCGCATCGTTGCCTGTCAGTACATAACTTTGGACATCTGCAACAAGTCGCTTGTCTTCAAGTAGGTTTGCAGCTTGACCTGTAAGAACAAACGAACCGGGATCGGCATTAAGACTTAACCCAAGGGAAAAGTTTGTGTCATTGCCAGTTAGGCTGAATGACGCAACATCTGCTGTAAGGTTCTTTGCAATCGCAAAGGTTACGTCATTGCCAGTTAAAGCAAATGCTGCAACATCAGCCGTTAGCTCTGGGTTGGCCGCAACCTCAGAGACTGCTAAATAGATTGCAGCACAGTCATCAACTTGTTGCTGGTTAAAACCAACAGGGCGGCTGCCCGTGCCTCCGGTAGTCTCCCGAACAAACGCAACGCCGCTACTGCCAAAGTCAATATCGTGCAGAAGCGTGCTGTTTGGACCCGCGCCAGGTGGGTTAGGGCGGCCTGTGTAAGCACCTGCAAAACGGAGAGCGTCAGTGCCAGATATGTTTACTTCTGGAAGATCCTGGTTGTTGTTTCGGGGTTGGGATGCACTGATGTATGTATTAAACCCAGCAGATGCAGTGACGCTGGCGGCCACCGCATACATCACTGTTGCATTATTGGTGCGGCTAACAGTGATTGTTTGATTGCCTGTAGGCGCCCCACCCCCTAATAGGAAATACGTGTCACATCGACCCGGTTCCCCAGAGATGTCGGTTGCGACCGCACTGGCCTTCGTTAAAGTAGACGTTCCATAGGTGACACCCGTTACGCGCTGGGTTGAATCACCTGCATTAAAGACAAAAACAAGCACACCCGCAGGCGTGCCTGACTCTGTATGCGTCCAACTAAACGACGCTTCGTTGGATGAGCCTGTTGACCCGGTATGTGACTCCGACGAGGAGGAAAAGCCGACAGCCATTGGTTTTCCTCCTCAATCGCGAGAATTAGGCCAGGGTCAGGATGCCAGAAGCGTCGAAGGTGATCGTAAATGTCTCGCCGTTTAGCAAGTCAACCGCAGATCCATAATCGTAATACCCAATCAGCTCATCAGATGTCGCAGTGTCGTTGTAGAGCACCACGTAACGGAAGGTGGGCACCGTACCAGATGCAGTCAGCACCAAGTCAGCCGCATCGAGCGTGTAAGTGCCGCTAGTTTGTGCAGACGTAACTGAAGTCAGTACACGGCTTGACAGAGCGGTGTATGAAATTTCAGTGATGTTGGCAAGCACCGTGTTGCCAGCAACAGGCGCAGTGTTGGTCAACGCAATGGTCAACGTGTCTGCGCCGAGGTTATGAGTGCCCTCAGCAAGGGCTTCAACGAATGAGTTGAACTTGTTGAAGGTAGCCACAGGAAATCAGGGTCCAGCTTTTACTGTCAATGTTAGCGCTAGAACGCGACACTAACGTTGAACTCATTGACTGTGCCAGATACAGCTGTGATCTCCAGCCATACCCAGCTATTGATAGGAATTGGTTGGTTTTGCACTGTTGCCGCTGCACCTGTTGTGGTGTTGGTCACAGTGTCGGACACGATTGCCAGCGTTCCAGCAGTAGAACGATCAGTTGCATACCTGATTTCGTAGGTCACGCTACCGCCTGAAACAATGGCCGAGACCTCACGCAGCGTGGTGCTGCGGACGGTTTTGAACAAAGTAAAGCTGTCACCGACCTGTGGCTCACCAATGGTTGCGCTACGCGCAGCATCTGGTCTGTTCTCCCACCGCTGTAGATCATCTACCCATACGAGCTTGTCGCCGTCTATTTCATTTTCAAACTGAACGTCATGCAGCTGATAGAGTTCTACTCCGGTTGTGGCGCGGACAAAAATCTCACCGTTGACTGCATCACTTTTCACGCAAAC